CGCCGACATCGCCGCCAACTTCCGCGACACCAGCTACCCCGAGCTGCTTGCCCGCGTGGTGCGTGCCATGGACGCCACCGAGTCGGTCATGACGCAGAAGCAGGCGCAGCAGGCGATCGAGATCTGCCGCCAGCAGCTGCTGGGGGATAAGTGGCGATGAGCCGGCCATTCAAGGCTGGCGAGGAGAACATCGCCGCCATCCTGACGCCGGAGCTGGTGCGCAAGCTGCGCCGGCTCCGCACCGAGGGATGGAGCTACCGCCAGCTGGCGGCTGAGTTCGATGTGGACGAGAAACACGCATGGCGCATCTGCAAACGCATTGCATGGGGATGGCTTGATGACTGATCAGATCAACCCGGATCACTACCGGCAAGGTGGCATTGAGTGCATCGATGCGATCGAGGCTGCGCTGACGCCCGAGGAGTTCCGCGGCTACTGCAAGGGCAACGTGATCAAGTACACCTGGCGCGAGCGCCACAAGGGGGAGGCGGTGTCGCTAGCCAAGGGCGCCTGGTATCTCCGTCGCCTGCTCGGCAAACTGGAGGGATGATGCACCTGCCCGGCCTCAACCTGCTCGAGCGCGCTGCGCTGTGGGTGCTGGTACGCAGTCCCCGCACCAGTCTGGTGGCAGTGAAGGAGCTGCACTGGCCAATCGTGTTCGTGGCGGCCAACCCGGCCGATCCGGTGGCGGCACACGTCACAGCCGGTGAGCCCGAGCCAGCCAGCATGACGCTCGAGCGTCTCTACCACCTACCGAGTCACGGAGAAGAGGAGTGATCAGCCTGCACGCCGGCCGTCTGCTGCTGGTGTGCAGCCGATCCGATCGCAACTGGCACGCGCGCATCGTGCTGGGTCCCAAGCCCGAGCTGCAGATTGAGTCCGACACCGGCACGGTGCAGCTGCAGGAAGCGCTGCTGCGGGCGCAATCGATCTACCGCGCAGCGGTCACCAACCTGCGGCCGGCCAGTAGCCCGCCAATGTGTTGGGACTGCAAATACTGGGAGATGCGGCAGCAGTGCTGCGGGTACGAGTTGCCAGAATCAAAGAGAAGCGGCGGCCGTTATGCGGCCAGGTGTGACCTGTATGTTCGGTCCTGAGGTGATCAGCCGCACCGATCGCGATGGCGGCTGCATCGAGACGATCATGCCCGTGAAGGGTGAGGTGTATTACCGCAGCTGTGTCGGCGGCACCTGCAGGTACAGCAGCGATCTGTGGCAGGCGGAGCTTTACCTCGACCACCTGCTCGGCCGCTGATGCTCCGCGACGTGCTGGTTCTGGTGCTCGAGTACTGGGTGACGTGCCTGATCGCGCTGTGGGTGTGCAGCAGGATCCTGCCGTGATTGTGTTGGCCGGTGGCTGGTCCTCACGCGGTGCCCGCCTGGTGCCCGCAGCCGGCCGCTACGGGATCGCCTAGATCCTCGGGAAAGGTCTAGGCCGCAAGATTAGCGCCGCTGGTGAGCCACTGCACGATCGCCCACTCGCCGAGTGCTGACCAGAACGGCTGCTGGCGGTACCAGTCCACCCAAGGCTTGTGGCCTTTCGAGCAGTTGCAGCCCATACAACAGGCGACCATGTTGCTGGGCACCGTGAGCCCGCCATGCGCCTTGGGGATGACGTGATCGAGCGTCGGGCTGCGATCCAGATCCGCGCCGCAATAGGCGCAGCGGTAGTTCCAAGCGAGGAGGATCTGATCACGCGCTAATCGCCGGGTGATCAGGCGCGTCTCTTCAATGCGGTGTCGATCCACAGAGATCCGGCGGCAGGGGGACAGCGTTCACCTCGACGTCGATGATGTCGTCATCGGACGGGATGAACTCGGCCATGCGTGAGTAGATCTCAGCTGGCAGGTCGTCGGGGTCGGCGTTGGATCGGATGATGAGCTTGGCGGTGATCTCGAGGTAGAACGCCCGCATGGGCTGGCCGCCGCTGGTGCCACGGTAGCGAGGCGAACAGGATCAGGGGAGTGCGAAGGATTGTGAACGGCCCGCACCGGATCGGCAGGATGCACTGTCTGCGGTGTACGATTAGTTTATTGGGAGCACGGCTCCCACCGCCCTCTGGCCATGAGCCTCGCTGATCTCTTCACCGCTCAACTCGATGAGCTTGCCGCAGCAGAAGCTGCCCGCGAATCCCGAATCCTGCAACGGATCCAACGCTGCAAGGCAATGGCCGTTGAGCTGAACGATGGCGTCGTTATTGATGCGGCTGCTGTTGAAGCAGCAGCGCCCGCAACCATTACCGAGCGCCTTGCCACTATCCGCTCGCTACTGACCGAGCTCGAGCAGATGGACGATTGACCAGCACGGGCTGCTCCGGCGGCCCTCCTACCCTTCACCCATGCAATACATCCTCCGCATTGGCCCGTGGCACATCGGGCCATTCACCACCCACAAGGCCGCCAGCCATTTCGCCGAATCACATGGCTGCGACGATTACACGATGATCCCGATGGATGATCCTGCCGAAGCACCCGGCAAGATCTATCGGCTGCGCATGGCGCCGCTTGCTACCCCTTGGAGCTCGTGACGCCCAGATCTGCGTTATAGCGGCCAGTTTCGGCGTAACTGCGTTCCACGGTTCCGCTCACCAGCAGAAACTTCATCTGTCCAATCCGCAGCCCAGGCCAAATCGGTAGCGGATGCAGGCGCCGCTGATTCCGCAGCTCCATGGTGAGCCTGCTGCCGAACCACCCTGGATCCGCCCAGCCGGCTTCGGCATGATCCCATCCCTCGCGTGCGCGGCTCGACTTCAGGACAAACTGAGCGCCGACGTGATTTGGCAGGTTGAAGATCTCCTGCGTCTCAGCTAGAAAGAATTCACCAGGCTGGATCCAGAACGGATCCTGCTGCGTGTGGCCATGCAGCTGCACCTTCTGCAGATCTGGTGTGCTAGCCACCTCCATCATGATCTGACCGCCGAGCGTCACGTCATAACTGGCTGGATTGAGCTGTTCCTCGTTGTATGGCTGCAGCATTGAATGCTGCTTGCACAGCCGGCGGATCTCGTGGTCAGGTAGCAGCACAGGGTCAGTTGTAATCCCAGCGCACCTTAGCCCTGCTGTTGCGGATGCCTAGATGGATGAACTGCGGTGCCGCGTAGCCCAGCGAGAACGGCCAGTTCTGATCACACCAGCGTTGCACGGCCATCATGTCGGCTCCGTCAATCACGAAGTCCACCGCACCACAGCCAGGCTTATAGAGGTGCTCGCTATTGCTGGCACCACCCACCTGCTCATTGATCGCTGGTGGCCGATAACCGCTGGTGATCACGATGGGCTTACCGCCGAACTGGATGCGCACGCGCTCAAGGAATGCTGCCAATTCTGCTGCAATATCGAGCTGATGCTGTGCAGTGAACCGCCTAGCTTCCTGATCCAGCGCAAACTCCCCGAGCCTGATGTGCGGCGTGATTCGCGCACTGAACGGGCTGTTGGGCCGTAGCTTTGCAGTCTCAGGTTCCGCTATGGTCTGGTGCTGCCCCCAGAGTTTGCCCTCAGCACGACGGCGCCGCAGCAGGCCAGCCTCCACGTTGGTGCCAGGGTTGCGGTAGAGCTCGAATGCTGCGGGCACTGCTGCCCAATCACGATCGCGCAGGCACCTGCTGATCGTCTCAAATCCAGCGGAGCCGTAGAAGCCAGCACCCAGGTTGTAGGCGAAGCTCACCAGAGCAGATCGCTGGTTGTCATCCATCACATTCCAATGCGGCACGGTGGTGCGCAGCTTGTCTGTGATGCGATCGATCTCGAGGCGCAGCAGCATGTCAGCCTCGATCACGTTGATCTTGTCGCCGCGCTTCACGGGCGTACCGCTGCTGTAGCGCGTGGTGCCATAGCCGATCGTCCAGGGCTCACCACCACTGAGCGGGTCAGGGTATGCGCTGAGGTGACAGCCCTCGAACTCCTTGATCAGTGCGATGGCCGCGGCCAGATCGGTCTGCTTGCCGTCTTGGCTCCAGGTTTGAAACCAGTCCCGATCGCGCCGCATCACAGCGTCGTAGGCATTGGCGGCCAGGTCAGCCTCTAGCTGCTGGATTGCTGCAGCCTGGTGCGGCTGGCCCTTGTAGTACTTGAACAGCTGTTGGAGTGTGATCGGCGCATCGTTCGCCATGGTTCAGCGGCGCTGCTTTGGGAACACGATGCGCAGCGCTTGGAAGATCAGCTGCAACCAGCTGTTGGACTTGAGCGGCGAGACGGCGATCACCTCAGAGCCTGCTGCTACAAGGATGGCGATCACCGCAATGGTGCTTGCATGATCCATGGCTAGCAGGCTGGCGGACGTGCTTCCAACTTAGAGACGCGCTGCTCCACCGTCGATATGCGGGTAAAAGTCTCGCGCCGATCTTCCTTGATGTCTTGATGCAGCACCTCTAGCTGCGTAGCAATGTGCTCCACAGCTGAGGTGAGTCTGATTACCGCCTCGCGGGCTTCATCTGATTTGCGGCTGAAGCCAGCAGCACCCATGGCTGCAACTGAAATTGAAGCGCCAGCAATGGCGGCGATCACTTCGACCATGGCGCCATGGTGGTACCTGTTCAGCTTACCGACCTTGTCCGCGCAAGGGCTTCTTACCGCGACGTCGCGGCCGTGACCGCTGGCCATAGCCTTGGCGCGTGGTCTTAGGTGGCCCGGATTGATGCTCGACGCGAGCGGTGCCGGTCTTGGCTTTTACTGCCACGGCAGGCCTTGGCCGGTGACGGGCTGGCGCTGCTGATCCAGCTGCTGCTGGAGTGCGCCCTCGATCTCGGCGACCTTCTCCTCGCCGAAATGATCTTTAACCCATTGCACGCAGGTGTCAGGCGTGAGATCAGCGAAGGGGATCATGGCCTCGGGGTCAGGCTCCGGCAGGCCGATCGAGCCATAGGCGCCGGCGCTGTAGGTGCCGTCATGAGCCGAGATGGTCCAATGAATCGTGGTCACGGCGCCATCGGCGAGCTGACGATCCATGTTCGCGATCGCCCAGGTGAAGGTGGTGGCCATGGGTGGGGTCCTGTGGTGGCAGCTTAGGTGTGGTGCAACCAGTTGAGTAGGCCGGTTGCCCGCCTAGCGACGTGGACTGGCCAACTTCAAATTTGAGTCAAATTAGAAGGTGACTAGTGAAGGTGACTACTGGGCCTAACAGCGGTGCAAGGGAATTCGGATGAGCTGAAAGAATCTCCCAACCCATCCGATCTGTTCACCGCAACGCTGGCAGCAATAAGAAACGTGAGGCATCGCAGTGAGTAGGGTTACGAGAGCTGGCTGTCTTCTATGTAAGCCACGATGGCTTTCAATTCAGCAAGCGTGGCGTTGTTCTTGATCATGTTGGCTCGCATCGAGATGACTGCAATGTTGCCAGGCACATATCCCTTGCTGTTGTCGATCCGATCCAGGCTCGGGGAGTTCTCCACTTGATCGCGGTTTGACCTGCCAGCGCCAACACGAGCGAACAGTGGGATGCCCAAAACCGGACAGGTTTCGGGAATCTCAATGTCGTCCTTTGTAATGGTGCATTCCAGTCCGGCAATGCGAGCGCGGTTGCGAGCCGCGTAAACCATCTTCTGCCGTGGATCCAGCTCCATGTACTTCTGTATCTCGCACTGACGGCAGCGTGAAATACGAGGCACACCAAGAATGTCCTTCTTTGCCCGCTTGACTTTGTAGAAGTCAGTCTGCGGTTTGTGCTCCTTGCAGATGTTGCACTGACGGAGCGCGGGACA